CCCCATCAGGTTTGGTATTTGACATGTCAGGCATTTTTTTTGTTTTCTTATACTCTGCCTGATCAGAGCGATACTTAGGTATGTCAACCTTACCAGTCTTAGGATCTTTATAACTTTTGATGTTTGGACGCTTCATTTTGCTTAAAGCTTTGCCAACATTCTTTGACGTTTTTGCTGCTGCTTTACCACCTTTTGCTGCTGCTTTACCACCTTTTGCTGCTGCTTTAGCACCTGCTTTTGCAAGACCTGCTACAACTTTTGTCGCTGCAGCGACGACTGGTGCTTCGTTTATGTTATCCATGTTTTATTTATCCTTGCCCATTTGCTTCAACATCTTCTGAAGATCAGAAGTGCTGCCTACAAACATAGCATTAGTAACGTTCTTAGGTCCTGACTTATCCTCATCCAAATCTTTCATTTTCTTTTGTAGATCAATCAACTTATCAGTTGTGTCTGCTACATGCTTGATCAACTGACCTGCTACTTCATATGCTCTTGGGTGCTGAGAGTCTTGACATACATCAAGTATACCATTGACTGCTTCTTGACCTTTTTCTACAAGATTATATAATTGACCACGACTGTATTCATAATCCTTTGTAGGATCGTCTTGGTCACTAGATCTTTGACTTAGTTTTTTCTTTTCACGTACTATTTCAGATTTCACATCTAGTGCTTTATCAATAGCATCATAAGAGTTTGACATTCTTTTTCCAAATTATGACAGGACAAATATTTGGAGGATTTTGGTATATTAATAATTATTTAGATATCAGTACCTGAAACTGTGCTGTACTCTTGCCCATCAGCATCAAAGAATGACCTACTCTCTGTAAATCCAAACTCATCACCCACCTCTATCAGAGCGTTGTCTTGTGCATCTACTTGACTGATAGCAGTACCCGAATAATGCTCTGCTAATTTAGTATCGAACTGTGCTCTCTGAACTAATAAGTTTGTTCCATTAATTTCTCTGATTCTCATGACTTCAGAGTTAATTTGGATGTATGTATTAGCTGTCAGTGATGCAGCAGATGAGACTGATATAAGGGTTTGTTTTGTTGTCACTTCGGCAGTGATTGTAGTTGCAGTATCATCGTTATAATCTTTGACTGCCTGTGGCACCACTGTGTACCTCTGTGCCCTAGGTGCTCTGACAGCAGTAGAATAATCGACTTGTACCTTCTTGATGATTCCAGACTCGTCTGTAGGTATCTCAGAGTAGAAGTATGTCTTGGCAACAAAATCTAGATCATATTGTATAAATCTTCTGGTAGAAAAATCACCTTCATACTCATCAGAGAATGACACATTGGAAAGTGTAAAAGGTATATCTCTTTTCTCCTCTACTCCCTCCAACATATTGACAGTAACACTATATGCTGGTTGAAAATGTGGCAATATTTGTTCTAGTATTTGTAAAGCATCGTCTTGTAACTTAGATGCAAAACTGAGTCTAAAACCTATCTCATATGGTACAGGTAAAAATATTTTTTTGTGCTTACTCTTTGTTGCACCTTTACCAGTAAACTTTGTTATAGGTGATGACTTACGACTTGGATCATATGCATATGATGTGAGTTCAAATGACAATCTGGGTAATGTTATGGCAACGTTATCATCAAAGTTTGCTTGTTGTTCTATTCTTGCAAGGAACCTTTGCATAGGTCCGTAAGCAACAGGCACTTTGATTTGACTGATTGCTTTACCATCACTAGCAAATTTTTTTATTTTAATATTATTGAATAGAGTTCCGAAAGCAATTACTGTCTTTCTTATTGTCTCATTATAGAAATAGGTTCCTAACATTATACCTCACCAAATGGATTTCTTTCTGTAAAGTCTAAGACACTTGATGTGGAGAGAGTTTGTATCTCATCACCAGACTCATAAGCATCATCATCACTATAGTCAATACTATCTAGGGTGTACACAGCAGTGCCATATCCAACGTTAACAATATTCTCACCAACAGCAAAGTCTCCAGATAGATTCCTTGCTAATAACGTATTTGTAGTAGTATCCCACTTGGTTACAAACGCAGTCGTGAGTGATGATTCGCCAGTAATAATTTCACCATATGTAAACGTGCCACTACCTATGGTTGACGCAGCACCGATGGTGATTGATGGAGCAATAGTGTAACCGTAACCTGCATTTGTCACAATAATTTCACTTACCCGATTAGTTGTTGTATTGATTTTTGCAGTTGCAACTCCTGTAATTCCACCTGCAGGTGCAGTTGTGAACGATACAGTAGGTGGTGTGAAATAACCTTGACCTATAAAGTTGATTGTGATGGGTCCTACTACACCAGCAGTACCAACTCCAGCTATCGCAGATGCTCCTGTTCCCTTACCATCCTCAGTTATGAACTGAACATTAGGTATAGTAGTATAACCTACACCTGGATTTGTGATTTGAATACTATCAACCCGTAATGTCTTGAAGTTACGTGTTCCTGTAGTAGATGTGATTGCTACTGCTGTAGCAGTGACTCCTCCTATAGGTGGTTCAATTATGATTGTTGGTGCGTTGGTATATCCTGTGCCACCATCAATAAGATCTATCTTATGGATACCACCATTCACAATATCAGCTGATGCTGTTGCTCTTGCACCTGCATCTCCAAGTATCATTGTGACATTGTAACCCTCATCATCAAAGTCGTCATCAATAGCATCAATACCAGTATCGATAATCTCATCTTGAAACTCGAATGGTTCACAGGTAAGTTCATAGGTATATCTCTCACGTAATTGATAGAAGTTTTCTATATCATTTACATACTTGATCTCAAAAATAATATCCCTTAGTGGGAAGTACATGAGGTCACCCTCATTAGGTCTTGATTGAGATATTAGAGGTGCAATACCTTGATCATACCTCTCTATTGAGATGACAATTTTCATCTCAGCTGTAGACCTTACACCAAACTTTGTAAGTAAATTATACCCAGAATCAAATCCTTCGTATGATGATATGTAACCTTCAAGTGGAAATGATTTTTCAAACTTAGAACTTGTAATTTCTCTCATCACCTCTTTCTGATTGATCAAAGTGCGAGGCATGTATATAAACTCAATACCGTGCATCTGGATTTGCTCTTTTGCCAAATCCTTCAATAGGTTTTGTTCACCTTTACTGCCTTGTAAGAAAAACGGGTTTAGTGCCATTACCCAATAAAGTCGAGTGGTGGTAATTCAAACTCTGTTGACATCTTATCTTCTATTGCTTGCATCTCTGCAACTCCATCATCATATATTGCTCGTCCATTCAATTCTACACCACCTGGTAATTTTACACCTTGAAACTTTATAAGATTCTGACCCCATTGTTTCTTTAATTTTGCAGTAAAATAATTCTTGACCCACCTATCATTGTAGACTTTGGGGTAATCATTAGGATTCAATACCCTATAGCACTCTATGATAAGATAATCATCTTCCTTCATACTACTATAGTCAGAGTCAATGTATAATCTATTCTGTCTTCTATTGAACCTTATTTGTTTATCTGGATGCAATATAAAATCTATGTCTTCTAGATATCTCTTTGTCATGGTATACTGCAACAACTCCATGGAACTGAAGTGATATATCTCGTTCAAAAATAACTGATAGGTCAAGTTGAACATATTAGATGCTATGGCACGACTATCAATCTTAAATACTTTCTCAATACCAATCACAGCGTCTGGTATTTGAATGAAGTTTTGTGTTTCTTCAAATCCAAAAGTGGTTGCTCCAATACCTGTGATATTTACGCTTGAACTTGTTGTTGTGGTTATACCAAGTGAAGATTCTGCTCCATCTTGTCCACTCGCTTGCACAGTATCTGTAAAATCTTTAGTTATTTTATGTTTCAAATACATTTTCTCAACACCATCAAAATGACGATCTTGATAGAAAGTTATAGTATCATCTAAATTATCTTCAATTTGCTCATCGGCTACATTGATTTCTAATACAGGAGCACCTAGTTGCCTCTTAGCGTAATCAATTAGATCTTGTCTGGAATTTATTGCCATGTTGTTATTTATCTAGTGATTATAATATCAAAGTTGTCACCTGCAGTCAAACCCGAAACAGGATTGATGATTGTAACAGAAGGGTTTCCAAGATGATAGTCTGTACCAATCTCTTGAAATATACCATTCAGATATACATGTGTATTATCTCCTGTAGTGCTTGTGTCTGTTGCGGTGAATTTTGTTTGACCTTCACTAGCAGCAAAAAATTCTTCAGCGTTAGCATTCATAATACAAAGTTCATCACCTGCTACTGCTGCTGTAGACAATACAACTGGAGATCCAGCAGTGTAATCAACACCACGTCTAAGCAATACACCATTGAGATAACAATGAAACTTATTCTGTGGAGCTTGCTCTCCTGATATTGTAAATGTAGTATCACCCTCAGATGCGGTGAATAGTCTTTCATCAAGGGTATGTCCATAACCAACCTTGGTAACTACTCTATCCCCTACATCAAGTCCTTCGTTGAATACAATTTGTTGAGTGCCAGATAATTGATAGTCAAATGATGCACCTGCACCTACTCTCATTCTCACACCATTAGTAAATACCTCAACTGGGTAAGTTTTTAGACCATCATTATGCAAGTTTGGTAGTGTAAATGCTGTTTGACCTGCTGTAGCAGTGTAAGAATTCTGAGATACGGTTGTTGCAGTTCCACTACCACTATCTGCTGTAACAAATGAGAGAATACCAGCTCCATCAGTGGCAAGTACCTGACCATTAGTCCCGTCATCTGCAATCAGAGGGAAGGTGTAACCACCAATAGTAGATAAACCAACTGTGTTGATTTGATTTATTTTTGCTACATTGAGTGTTTTAGTAGAAGGGTTGTAGTTATATGTTGAGTCTACTCTTACAAATCTATTTCCAGTTGAACCTGATACGAAGGTAGGAAACCTTGTGGCGTTTGTACTGTCAGAAGAAACAGCAATAGATGCAGCAGTACCAGCTGAGATTTCTCCTACAGAAATCCATTTAGTGTCATTTCCATCAGATGAGAAGAGTTGTCCGCTAGAACCAAATCCACCATCACCATCTTGTACCTGTGCACCAAATTTTACATTACCTGTGAATGTAACAACACCTGCAACACTTGCATTATCTAAGTTAGTATGTCCATCTACATCAATATTTCCATCTACATCAATATTTCCAGATACATCTAGATTTCCATTTAGATCTGAATTTCCATCTACTTGTAAACTTTGTGATAGTAAGTTAGCAGTTGATATACCAACTTCTCTAACAGTTGTACCTATACCCACACCTGCTGCAATGAAGACTTTACCGTCTGTCGTATTGATTGCAAATTCTCCTACATCCAGTGTAGTAGGGTAATGTGGGACTTTGCCAGCGACGCTAGATCGCTTTATCTTAATTGTTGGATCTGCCATTCTGGTATCTACCTATAAAGACTGTATATACAGTCCAGATTATTTATGTTATAATTAGTTCACAGGTACTGATTATGATGAACAAAACGCTTGTCGTGCTCACGGGACCTCAAGGTTCGGGCAACCACCTTTGGTCTA